ATGCTTATGGGTATTATGATCGGATGGTGTTCAATCTCAAAAAACTTCTAGAAAAAGTTCCAGGTGGTAAATCCAAGTTTGCTTCATATGCTGCTGCTTTGTTCCTCATCAAAGAAAGCCATTCGCAAACTGAATTTACTGAAGAAGAAATGGTACAAGGGTTATACGAAGCAATGGATGAAATAGATTCAAATACAAAACAACAAAAAGATTTCGGCAAGCTATTCGAAGATGCTCCTGCTAATGCTACAGGATCTGCTGTGGCTGGTACTGGTGATGATGAAGTTCATTGGAAAAAGCCAGATGCACGCAAGAAAGAAATGAAAGCGTTTTTGAAACGCTATCTTGAGCAGAAAGCAAAGAGAGTTAAGATTAAAGAACGCAAAGACTTCATGAAGAAATTTGGATTATAATGAATAATTTGGCTATTGAAATGGCGAAACGAAATACACCTGCTAAAGCTGGGAAAGACTTTAACACACTATTTGAAAGTAAAAAGAAAGTGATTGTTGAACAGACACCATATGCCAAAACAAGAACAACCTTGCTTAAAGTAAATGAATTGCAAGACTTTTTTCTTGATGAAGGTATAAATGATCCTGGAATCTTTAAAGCAATATTTCTAGCAGGTGGTCCAGGAAGTGGAAAGTCATATGTAGCAAAAAATGTAATACCAAGCTCAAGCGGTCTTAAGATGATTAACTCAGATGACTTATTTGAGCTTGGTATGAAAAAGAATGATTTAGATCCTGATCTCAGAAAAGGTTATACCAGCAAACATACTGCTGTGAGAAACAAAGCAAAACAAATGACTGCTAAAAGACAAGAACTATATATGAAAGGTCGTTTAGGATTAGTTATTGATGGTACTGGAAAAGACTTTAATAGCATAAAGAATAGTTCAGAATATATGAAAAGTATGGGATATGATGTTTATATGATATTTGTGAATACATCATTAGAGATTGCATTGGAAAGGAATGCACAGAGACAACGCTCTGTTCCAAAGGCTATAGTAGTTAGCTCATGGAATAAAGTACAAAATAATATTGGTAAATTTCAAAACTATTTTGGTGCTAGTAACATTATTATTGTAGATAACAATAATGCTAATGAAGATGTTATGGTAAAATCATATAAACAAATGCAGAAATTTTTAAAACGACCACCGCAGAATAAAGTTGCGAAGAATTGGATTAAACAACAAAAAAGGACAAAGTAATTGATTAAATTATATGCAGCAATCGCGATAATTGCAATTCTTGGTGGTGTTGGTTATGGTGCTAAGAGTTATTACAATGACACGCAAGCAAGAATACAACAGCTCGCAGAAAACAATGCAACATTGAAAGCTGCAGCTGAAGAGCAACAAGCTACAATAAGTCAATTAGAAGAGACTGCTGCTGTTCAAGCAGAGTTGACTAAAGATTTAATGAAGAATCTTCAGGAAGCAGAAGCATACTCTGATGATTTATTGAAAAAGTTTAAGAAACATAATTTAACATTATTGAGTTTGAGAAAACCTGGATTAATCGAAAAGAGAATAAATGATGGAACTGTCAAAATATTTGATGATCTCGAGTCTGATACTGCTAAGTAGTTGTAGTTTAATAAGCAGACAACCAGAACCAGAGATAGTTACAGTAACAAAGATTGTTAAACCAACAATACCTATTGTTGAAAGACCCAAACAATTAGATCTCGCAGATGTTGAATGGTATGTTGTTACTGAAAGAAATATGGATGAATTTTTAGAAAGATTCGAAAAAGATAACGCAGATATAGTTTTTATGGCTATATCAGTAAGAGGTTATGAAAACATTAGTTTAAACCTTGCTGACCTTAGACGCTATATATTACAACAAAAGGAAATAATTGTTTATTACGAGGATTCGGTTAAGCCTGAACCAACACCAACAACGGAAAAAGAAACAAATGAATAATTACCAGAAAGCTGCATTCTTATCAAATGTGGCATATTATGAGGGAGACGCATTAAAGGATGTGTGTAAATTAAGAGGTTTCAGCTCTAAACTTATAGATAAAAATGGTGCGCAAGTTCTTGTAGCAAAGAATAGCACAGATATTTGGTTTGCTTTTCGTGGCACAGAACCAACAAAATTTAATGACATTGCAGCTGATTTAAAGATAACTAAAAATAAAGCTGTTGCTGGTGGAAAAGTTCATTCTGGTTTCCAAGAAGAAATAAACGAGGTTTATCCTGCAATATGTAAAGAATTAAAAAACAATTCTTCTCTGAAAAAACCAAAAACAATTTATATAACTGGTCACTCTCTTGGTGGTGCAATGGCAACAATCCTCGCTACTAGAATAGATGCTAAGTGTTTATATACATTTGGATCTCCTAGAGTTGGTGGTAAACAATTTGTTAAAGAGTTAAATTGTAAACATCATCGCTTTGTGAACAACAATGATATTGTTACTAAAGTCCCTTTGAAGATTATGGGGTTTGTTCATTGCGGTGAAGAAAGATACTTTAATGCTTATGGTGCTGAACGCGATCCAACATATTGGCAACGCTGGAAAGATTTCTTTCGTGGAGTTTGGGCTGGTTGGAAAGAAGGAAAGATTTTTGATTCCTTGACTGATCATGGAATGCAAAATTATGTTATTATTTGTGAAACATTAAAAGATGAGGTTGACGAATAACATGTATTGGTTTATACTTAAATCTATTTTAGGTTCTATTATTGGTAGTTCTTTTTATAATTGGTTTCAAGGAACAAAGATAGGTATCTGGTTCCAGAAACATGTTGATGCTTTTATGCAATATCTCGCTATCAAGTATGATATTGAATTAGCTAAGAAAGACGCCAAGTTCCGAAAACAATATCCACTAATAGCTGATCGTTTGGACGCTTTAGAGGAAGACTTGGGCGTATTATATTCAATGCAAGCCAAAGAGATTGCAGAGCATATCACAAAAAATATAAATAAAGATTCAGACTAAAAAGTAATCTATCTTATGGCTAACATTAATCAACCACAAACAAATATTGTTTTTGAAAAAGAAGAGATACCACCGAGAATTGCGATTAACATGGATTTATTTACTTTACTCGAAGAACGAAGAAAAGAAGCAAGAGAGCAGGTTGATATTTTGCACAAAAGGATAGGCGACTTGAGAGAAGAATTACAGAAAGAACTCTCGGAGTCACATAAAGAGATTGTTCACGAGATTCGCGAAATGAAAGAAGAACAACGCGAACATGCCAAAGAGATGTCCAACAGAGTCGGCAAACTCGAGCAGTGGAAATGGCAGGCTGCAGGTGGATTCACACTAATCGCATTTGCCATCACCTTATTCATACCATTCGTCCAGCAACACATGTAATATAACTTGTCTTTTGTGAGCTTTTATTGTATAATGATTGGATGAGTAATTATATTGATTCAAAATACCTTCATCTTCTATCTTCCCAGCTAGATCAATTCAAGCGGAAGAATGATAACCTATACAACTTCCGATGCCCTTATTGCATGGACTCTCAGACGAATCTGAATAAGGCTCGTGGATATGTCTTTGTTCGAGAAAGCAGTTACATATATAAATGTCATAACTGTGGAAAGGGTGCGAGTATTAGCAACCTTATCAAGCATGTTAATCCACAGCTACACAAACAATACATCATGGAGCGATTCAAAGACGGCAATCACAAGTCATCAAACACTGCAGTCAAAACAAAGACAGAGTTTCGTCTAAAGAAAAAAGCAAATTATATGAAGACACCTCTTGGTAAGTTGAAGAAAATATCTCAGCTTCCAGAAGATCATATCGCGAAACAATATATCCAGAGTCGCGGAATACCAACAAATTACCACTACAAACTTTTTTATGCTCCTAAATTCTATGAGTTTGTTAATGAATGTGAGAAAGGTAAGATACCTAACATTCAAAAAGACGAACCAAGAATAGTCATACCATTTATTGATAAGTCTGATAATCTGATTGGCTTTCAAGGAAGGGCATTAGGTGATTCAAAGTTAAAGTATGTCACAATAATGCTTGATGAACAGTCGCCAAAGATATTTGGATTAGATACAGTTGATTTTCGCAAACCTGTCTATGTAGTCGAAGGTCCAATTGATAGTATGTTTATTGATAACGCAATTGCTATGGCAGGTGCAGATGTGAGTGGCTTAGATTCATTCAAAGCTGAGTTCATTTTTATCTATGATAATGAGCCACGAAGTAAAGAGATTGTCAAGCGTATTGAAAAAACGATAGAACAAAAACATTCTATTGCTTTGTTTCCAAATGGCACAAAAGAAAAAGATATAAATGACATGGTACTTTCTGGTAAGTGTGTCGATGAAATCCGAAAGATTATAAGTATTAACACCTTTAAGGGATTATCTGCGAAGGTAAAATTGAGTGAGTGGAGAAGAGTTTAATGAATGTAAAGTTAGTGTCATATTCGGCAGCAGTAGATGGATTGTTTGGTGATAATGAGAATCCAGACCTATTAGAAATGATTGCTTATTGTGCGAGGGTATCTAATCCTTCCAATCAGCTTAATAGTGAAACATCAGAAAAGTTAGTCAAATATCTAATCAAGCACCAACACTGGTCGCCATTAGAGATGGTCAACGCTTGCCTGATGATAGACACAACAAGAGATATTGCACATCAAATAGTGCGACATCGTTCATTCTCTTTTCAAGAGTTTAGTCAAAGATATGCACAGCCTGAAGAAATGGGATATCCGTTTGTTATTCGTGATGCAAGATTACAAGACGATAAGAATAGACAGAATAGCGTTGAGACTGAAGATGAACATTTAAAACGAGAGTGGTATGCTAAACAAAAAAGAGTTATCAATTCTGCTCAAGATGCATATCATTGGGCTATTAATAATGGTATAGCTAAAGAACAAGCAAGAGCTGTTTTGCCAGAAGGTCTTACTAAAACAAGACTATATATGAATGGTACATTGAGAAGCTGGATACATTATATTGACTTGCGTGCAGCTAATGGAACACAAAAAGAACACATGGAAATTGCTCGCGAGTGCGCATGCGCAATAGCTGAAATATTCCCCATGACCAATTCACTAATAGAACAACAATAAGGTTATATAACATGTTTGGTTTACCCAGAAATCATTTGGGAGTTAAGATTGACCCCAGCAAAGACAAGAACATGACAGAACAAGCTGTCAAACTTTTGAAAGATTATTATTGTAGAAGTAATGAAACCACCCCCCAAGAAGCATTTGCTCGAGCTGCAGTTGCCTTTTCAGCAGGAGATAAAAAATTAGCACAAAGAATTTACAATGCTGTCTCTGACGGATGGTTTATGTTTTCTTCACCCATCCTTTCTAATGCACCAATCAAAGGAGAAAAAGTTAAATCATTACCCATCTCTTGTTTCTTGACATATGTCCCAGATACATTAGAAGGGCTTATAGACCACACTGCTGAGTTGCGTTGGTTGTCAGTTAAAGGTGGTGGCGTTGGTGGACATTGGTCAGATGTTAGATCTGTTTCAGATGTAGCTCCTGGACCAATGCCATTTTTACACACTGTAGATAGTGATATGACTGCCTATAGACAAGGAAAGACTCGTAAAGGCTCATACGCTTCCTATATGGACATCTCTCATCCAGATATTGTAGAGTTTATAAACATGCGAATACCAACTGGTGATGTGAATCGCAAGTGTTTAAATCTACACCATGCTGTGAATCTTACTGATGCCTTTATGGAAGCTGTGGAGAATAATGAAGATTGGGATTTAAAAGATCCAAATGAAGATAGTGTCCGTGATACTATTAAAGCAAGAAAGTTGTGGGAACTTATTTTAGAAACACGCTACAGAACTGGCGAGCCATATCTAAACTTTATTGATACAGCAAACAATGCATTGCCACAACAACAAAAAGATTTGGGTCTTAAGATTCATGGTTCAAACTTATGTAATGAGATACACCTAGTAACAAATGAAGAACGCAGTGCTGTATGCTGTCTATCTTCACTAAACTTGGAGAAATATGATGAATGGAAAGATACAACAGTTGTTGCTGATGTTATCCGTTTTCTCGATAATGTCTTGCAGTTCTTTATCGACCACGCAGGATCAGAAATCGAAAGAGCAAGATTCTCTGCTATGCGGGAGCGATCGCTTGGTCTTGGAGCGATGGGATATCATGCATATCTCCAGAAGCACAGGATTGAATTTGAATCTGAAACTGCGATGTCAAGAAATAGAGAAATCTTCAGAGACATCAAAGAGCGAGCAGAAGAAGAAACACTCTTAATGGGTGAAGAACGAGGTGAAGCACCAGACATGATTGGTTCAGGCAAAAGAAATGCACATCTACTTGCCATTGCACCAAATGCTAATAGCTCTTTGATAGGTGGAACATCTCCATCTATCGAGCCATGGAAAGCAAATGCATTTACATCACGCACAAGAGCTGGCTCACACTTAACTAAAAACAAATACCTTGAAGAAGAATTAAAAATACTTGGAATGAATACTGATGAAGTTTGGTCTTCAATTATTACAAGCGGTGGTTCAGTTCAACATTTAGATTTTCTTTCTAAACATATGAAGTCTGTATTTAAAACTGCTATTGAGATAGATCAAGATATTGTGGTGAAGCAAGCTGGCGATAGACAAAAGTGGCTCTGTCAAGGGCAATCACTAAACATCTTTTTCCCAGCAGGTGCTACTAAAGAATACCTACATAAAGTACATTACAATGCATGGCTTTATGGAGCAAAAGGTTTATATTATCTAAGAACAGAAACATCAAATAAGGCTGAGAATGTCTCACAGAAAATAGCAAGAGATAGATTATCAGAATTTAACGAAAACAAAGCTGACACTCAAGATGAGTGTGTAGCATGTCAAGGCTAGGAGAATAAAATTGGATGTATTAATATACAGCAAAAGCAATTGCCCATTTTGTGTTAAGGCAAAGTATTGGTTTGAAACACATGGTTATCCTGTTCGTGAAGTGAAGTTAGATAATAATGAACAGCGTTTGGCGTTTTATCAAAAACTACCAAATGCAAGATCTGTTCCTCAGATCTTTATTGATGATAAACACATTGGGACATATGATGATCTTATGAAGATCGCAGATACTCTTGTTAAGAAAGTTGGAGGTTTGCTTGAGTTTTCTGAAACATACAAACCATTTCACTATCCATGGGCTGTAGAAATTACTACAAGACATGAGAAAGCACACTGGATTGAAGATGAGATTGATTTGTCTGAAGATGTTACTGATTGGAAAGGTGGAAAGATTACTGAAGTCGAGAAAGATTACATCACAAATATACTTAGATTGTTTACTCAATCAGATGTTGCAGTTGGACAAAATTACTATGATAACTTTGTTCCTAAATTTAAGAACAATGAAGTTCGTAATATGCTTGGATCATTTGCTGCACGAGAGGGCATTCATCAAAGAGCATATGCATTATTAAACGAGACTCTTGGTCTTTCAGATAGTGAATACCATGCATTCTTAGAGTACAGTGAAATGGCAGACAAGATTGATTTTATGATGGATGCTGATCCATCAACCATGCGTGGTCTTGGTCTGTCAATAGCAAAGTCTGTATTTAATGAAGGTGTTGCTTTATTTGCTTCATTTGTTATGTTATTAAACTTTCAGCGGTTTGGAAAGATGAAAGGTATGGGTAAAGTTGTTGAGTGGTCAATACGAGATGAGTCTATCCATGTTGAAGGTAATGCTAAATTATTCAAAGCATTTTGCGCAGAGCATCCGCGTATTGTAGACGAAGATTTTAAGAAAGATATATATGAAATAGCAAGACAAGCTGTGAAGCTGGAAGATAAATTTATTGATCTAGCGTACAAGATGGGTGAGGTTGAAGGGCTTGATTCATCAGAGGTTAAACAGTATATCCGCTATATAACAGACAGAAGATTGTTACAGCTTGGACTGAAAACAAACTTCAAAGTCAAAGAAAATCCGCTCCCATGGTTAGAGTGGGTATTGAATGGGGCAGACCATACAAACTTCTTTGAGAACCGTGTTACTGAATATGAAGTTGCAGGATTAACTGGCAACTGGGAAAATGCTTACGGAGCAGCATGATGGAAGATAAAGATACAATTATAGAAATTAAGTGTGATGATTGCGGTGCACACTATCAGCTAATAAGGATAGCTGATGAAAATGATGTAAATGATCCACCACAATATTGTCCTTATTGTGGTTCTGAAATGTCAATATCTAACATTGAAGAAGATGATGTTGGTTTTGATGAGCTTGACGAGTTAGACTTTGAGTAGTATAATTCCATGGGTCTATAAAGGAAGACCATTTGACCCCAGTGAAGAAGATCTCAAAGAGTGGGTTGGATTCTGCTATCGAGTAACAGAACTTGATAGTGGAATCTCATACATTGGTAAAAAGTTTTTTTGGAAACCAAAGACTTTGCCAAAAACCAAAACAAGAAAACGAAAAGTTAAAACTAAAGTACAATCAGACTGGCAAACATATCATGGGTCTAGTGAACAAGTAAAGTTGCTTGTTGAGAACGGAACAGTATTCAGAAGAGAAATACTAAAGTTATGTAGAACAAAAGGTGAATGCTCATATTTTGAAGCGAAGTATCAATTCGATAATGATGTTTTGTTGAGAGATGATTATTACAATGAGTTTATTGGATGTAAGATACACACTAAGCATGTTAGTCAACTAAAGGAAGATTATAAAGACGAAGAAGAAATTAGAGTCTCTGGTGTTCCTTATAAAGTGAAGAAAAAAGACTTAAATATATAATAAGGTTTGTTATGAAAGATATTATGTATGGCGATAAGCCTAGCAACTCAGTTGTTTTTGCTGCATGTGATAGTAAATATTTCATGGATCACTCAGTGCCGTTTATCATGTCATCTTGTGAGGCTGGTTTTAAAACACACATACATGTGGTAAATCCGACAGAAGAAGTTCATTCACTATCCTCTCTTATTAATAAATTGGTAGATGGAGATATCACATATTCATTTGAAGACAGAGATGTGACACCTCTAGACAGCGAGAGTGAAAGAGCATACTATGCATGTCTGCGTTTTATTGCCTTACCTGAAATACTTTCTTCAGCTAAAGAAGTTCTTGTCTTAGATATTGATTGTTTAATAATGAAAGAGTTTGACTTCCCTGAGACACCTTGTGCTTATTTCCCAAGACCAAATGAACAAAGCGAAGAAATGAAAGTTGCAGCTGGAGCAGTATACTTGACCAGCGATGCTTTAAATGTAGCACAAGCAATACAACAAACAATTGGTGGTATGCAACTGAGGTGGTTTGTAGATCAAATAGCTTTATCACACATATTTAATCAAGTGCCAGAAAATTTTATAACTAAGTTTGATAATCAGTTTATGGACTGGGAGTTTGAAGAAGGGACATGTATTTGGACAGGTAAAGGTCCAAGAAAGTATGACAACCCAAAATATGTTTCTAGAAAAAATTACTATGTAAATCGTTTTAACGATATGAGATCAAGATGTTAACAATAATCGCAATGAAGTGGAACAAGCAGAGTAGTGGTGAGACAATACCATCACAAGACATTATATGTTATGGCAAAGAGCATGTAATCAGACATTTCAATATGTGTAATAAATGGATAAGCGGTGAGTTTAAATATGTGTTTTATACAGATGAAATATTAGATGGATTGCCTTCTGAAATAGAACAAAGACCACTATTTCCAACATTCACAAAACATTTCCATAGAGGTGGTTGTTACCACAGACTGTTTATGTTTAGTAAAGAGTTTTGCGATGCTCATGCTCCATTTGTTTCTATGGATTTGGATATGGTCATAACAGATAATATAACATCATTGTTTGATATCAGCCAACCATTTATTTACTATAAGATGAGAGGTGGTGATGGTAGAGGTTGGAGAATGAACAATGGAATGTTCTTCCTTAATACAGACGCTTTTGATCCTTTATGGAAAGCATTCGATAGTGAGCCAGAAAAGTTTATAGATAATCGTAAAGGAGCAGGAACAGATCAAGGGATAACAAATGCTATAATCGGCAACTTTGAAGAGTTGGCGTGCTGGCAACAAGGTTCACTTGGTCCAGGAATCTGGGATTTGCGTCAAGACTTTGATGAACAAGGTCGCATTGATCTGCCGAAAGGTTGTAAGATTGTTATGTGTCCTGGACCACGAGACCCATCTCTTAAAGATTATTCTATCAAATATCCTTGGATAAAAAAATATTATGAGGAAATACAATGAGTGAAAAAGTGAAAATATTTATTGGTTCATCTTCTAATGGAGAAGATGCTTTAATTGAAATGGCATATGAGTACACTCTGCGCAAGAATACTGATCGTGATGTTGAGATTGTTTGGATGCGACAGACAAAAGAAGAAAAATCTTTTTGGCGTGGATTCAATGACTTTAGATGGTCAACACCATTCTCAGGATTCCGTTGGGCAATACCTGAATATTGCAACTTTGAAGGTCGAGCAATATACACTGATTGTGATATGCTAAACTTTCATGACATAGGTGAATTGTTTGATATGGAAATACCTGAAGACAAATGGTTGTTGGCTCGTGATGGTAAGAGATTTGGTGGTAAAGAGTTTTGTGTTATGTTATTTGATTGTGCCAAGTTTAAAGGTAACATGCCCCTCAAGGAAGAATGGAAAGGTGTTGAGACAGCCCACCACCAATTCATTGATAACTTTGTTCGTAACGGCACAGTTGGTGATCTAGATCCTGCATGGAATAGTCATGATGGTGATGTAGAACCATTCAAGCAGTTACACTACACCCACATGCCAACACAACCATGGAAACCAAAGTGGTTTACAGGAACACCGCAGAAACATCCAAAACCTGAGCTGTCAAAGTTGTTTTGGGATATGGTAGAAGAAGCAGAAAGAAATGGATATAAGGTAAATGACTATATACCTAGCAAACAAAATTATCATTATGGAATTATAGGAAAATAATATGTTACCAACTTGGGAAGGTGCACCACCAGAAAGTCCAGTCACATTTGCTGTATGTGATGCAGCAGAATTTATTGCTCATGGCGCAGCATTTGTCAGATCAGCTTATAGAAGTAAAGTTGATGTGCACTTACACATCATCAACCCAACATCAAGATGCACTCAAGGAATATATCGTTTGATGGGGCAAGGCGGAAGTCATTTTTCTGTGACTAGAGAAACCACAACAGACGATCCTTATGTAGTTAAGATTAGAGCATTAAACTGTTTGTTATCATATGGGCATCCAATTTTAATGGTCGATATCCAAACTTTGATAAATAAAGATTTTAAATATCCTAAAACTCACTGTTGCTTCTATAAAAAGGATGGTGTCGTTAGTAAAGATATTTTATATGCGAGTAAAATATTTCAACCGCATTTGAATAGATTTTTTGTAGGTTATGTGATGGCAGGGAATGGCGGTGATAGATATTTTCAATCTTTTGTGAATGATGTTGATAACCTACATAAAGGTGATAACATATTTTTTGATAATTCAATGATGAATGTTGTGCCTGATGATAATTCATCAATGTGGTTAAAATCTGAAGATAAGAGATATGTAGACGAGAAAAAAAGTTATGGATTATTGTTGTCCACAAACAGAGGAGGGAGGCAAGTATAATCATGAAAACAAGAATCATTGAAGCATTAGTGGCAAATGCCGAAGGTAATATTGCTAAACACAAAATGAATGTTGAAGTCTATCTTAATAATCCTGTGGGTGTTGGTGAACACTCTGACATTCTGGAAACAGTACAGACTGAGATTGATAAGATAACTCACTATGAAGATCAACTTGCTACTATTCGCAAGCACTTTGTAACTGTGACACAAAATGATAAAGTAAAATATTAAAGGAAATATATAATGAGAATGTTAAATGATAGTATATTGGTTCTTCTCCAAGAAGAAGAAGAGACTAATGTAACTGAAGGTGGTATTATCTTAACATCAAAAGCTGATGATGATCGCTCATCTAAGCCAGCAACGGTAATTGCTGTTGGACCACACGCTAGTGGAATCAGACCAGATGATGTTGTGTATTTGAGCTGGAACAACTCTATTCCAATTACAGTCGATGGTATGAAACTGAACATCGTTCCTGCTGAGGATATCAAGGCTATTCTATAGCGATGTCTAAGCGTAATAGATATTGGAGACTTTGGGCTAAGTCGCTTGGAGAAAAGGTTGGAACAACAGACCGAGAGGCTGATCAGATTGCAATGATACGCAGTATTGTAGTCCTAGTCAATTTCGTTACCTGTTTCTTTATTATCGCTGGAGTTATACATCAATGGTAAAAAGCCAATTATTTACCAAAAAAAGCTATATTTTAGTTGACATTGTCGCCTAATTATTGTAGAATAGAGAGTTATGAAAGTTAAAATCGAGATTGAAGCAGATACTTCTACTGATGAAGATAAGGAAGTCCTAGAGGAGTTGCTTATTTTAATCAAAGAAATCCAAGAAGTTTATTCTGAAAAGGGTTGACATTCCCTCAATAATGTTGTATAATTTCTTACAATTAACTGGAGTATATTATGTCGGGTGTTATTGATTATATTAAAGCGAAAGCTCTTTCAATTATCGCAGGTGCTGTTGCAGTATTTGCCTTGATGACTGGAGCTATCACATTTGATTATGTTCAGGTTATAACTGCTGTTGTTTTATTGTGGACTGCTGTAGTCATCTTCAGAGGTGATGATGAGCATGTTTGTGACGGTGATCACGACCACTAACAGCAACAATTAAAAAGGCAATGGGGAAGTCTTGGAAAGTAGAGCATTCGATCACTACAACGGTGATGCTCGACCAAAAGTTGGGTAATGCTACTGAAGAACCACTAATTATATTATGGAGCCATCATGACACAATATACTGATCTTGTTGAAGCACGAAGAAAAGAAATATCTGAAGAAGAGTGGAACAAGCAGTGTTATTGTATACATGCCCAAAACGGTAAAATTGAAGTTTGGTATAATGATGGTTCCAGAAAAATTACCGATTCCAAAACAAATGAAGTAACATTCATCCCACCAAGTGAGTCTTAAATTATGAGGTATTGTATGATATATAATAAATTTAATCGCAATGAGTTGCGTGACCTTTTAAAAGAAAATATCCTTAAAGTCACATTCGATAAAAAGAACGGTGAAGAGCGTATAATGACTTGTACTCTGAAGTCTGATATATTACCTGCTCCGAAAGAAAATGCCGAGAAGTATTGGAAAGAGTCTGAAACATCTTTGTCTGTTTGGGACACTAATGCTGAAGGATGGCGTGCGTTTTGTATGGACAAAATCAAGTCTGTAGAAAAGGCATCATAAGTGGTCGCTAAAACTAGAGCAGGACATAAATCTTTGGTCAATATCAAAGAATCAGAAAAGATTGATCTCTCAGCAGTTGGTCCAAGTTCAGATGGAACATATGCTGATGCAAAAGGTGGCACTGAAATGATGGCTGAAAGAATATCAGCTATTGTTTCAGATCTTGGTCTTGATGATCAGTTCAATATAATTCACTCTAGAGTTCGTGAGTTATCAAAAGATAAAAAGAACATACTTGTTCTTCATGACCTTTGGAGCGACCCTGAAGTCGAGTTTTTAAAAGATCCAAAAGAAAGAGCTAAGTTTGCCAAATTAGTTTTTGTTAGCAATCAACAGTTCCAGACATACCATTTAGCTTTGGGTGTACCATACTCTGAAGCATATATTATGCGAAATGCGATTGATCCAATTAATCCAAAAGAGCCTAAACCAAATCCGAATGAACGAATTAATTTAATCTATCACACAACACCACATCGTGGTCTTGAGTTGTTAGTTCCTTGCTTTGAGGAGTTGGCTAGAATACATGGTGATCTTATTCATCTAGATGTATACTCATCATTCAATGCATATGGTTGGGGACAAAGAGACATACCATACAAGCCACTGTTTAATAAAATAGAACAGCACCCACAGATGACATATCATGGGTATCAACCGAACAATATTGTTCGTGATGCCTTAGAAAAAGCACACATATTTGCTTATCCCAATATATGGCAAGAAACATCATGTATCGCAGTAATGGAAGCAATGAGTGCAGGTGTTGATGTTGTTTGTCCAAACCATGCAGCTTTATATGAAACAACTGCTGGGTTTGCTAATATGTATCAGTATCATGAAGATCCAAATCAACATGCAGCAGTCTTCATTAATCAATTACATAATTCAATTCTATACTGCAAAGAGGGTGCTCATTTACCTAGAATAAATCAGGCTAAGAGTTACACTGATAATCTTTATTCATGGGATTACCGTAGACATGAATGGGAACACTTTCTAAAAGGGTTGACTTCAGCCCAGTAATGTAGTACAATTTTCAGGATGAAGATAAGACAGCAGAGGTCTGTCAGGTACAAGGATGTGCCATCTATCCTTAACTGTGAGAGTCTATATTATGAAAGGTACAACAGCAGGTTCACTTCGTTACGATATGTCTGGGAGAAAGAGAAAGACCAAAGCATTGAAAAAGGCAAGACGCTATAAGCCTGAATTTAAGGAAATGCAACCCAGATCACTTCACCCAAACTATCAGTCACAAGCAGACATACCGTCTGCTCCACTCACTCCAGCACAATCAGGAGCTGTTCTCGATACTTCATTTAGACAAGAAGTATCAAAAAATTACACAGTATCAATAGCTTATAATAAAGGGGCATATCAAGTAGTGCCTAATTCTGACCTAAAACATATTGGAAAATAGTGGTTGACACCTATATAGTAATGTAGTATAATTTTAAAACATTCATATTGAGAGAGATATATTATGAGTAAAGAGCCTGAGAAGTATGTTCGTAAAAAGATTCGCAAACGAAGAAAGCCTATGTCTGAAGAGCAAAAAGCTGCAGCCGTTGAGCGACTAGCAAAGGCAAGGGAAAAGCGTATGCGTGAAAATCCGCCAACATATAAGAACATAGCAAAATCTGTTCTTGAGTTGCCTGAAGATGATGCTTTACATATGAGTAAAGTGAAGAATTGGATCAAGCATCATAGAGAACTTGCAGCCATTGAGAGAAAAAATCATAGAGCTGGAGTAAAAGGTGCATTGGCTAAACAGCTTCGTGCTGAAGGATATGTGAGGAATATGCAACGCTATCTCGAAAGTGGTGAGTGGTGTGATTTATTTTGGGGACAGGAAGGACAAAATAAAATGCGTTCTGTTTGTTTAACACCTGCCTATGATTCAGATGGCAATATTAAAAGAACATATGGAACATTTTATCCAGATATTGGATATGTCTGGGGTGTGCCTGAAGATCAAGGCGGAGTTCCAGAAGGCATGAATATTTCTGATATTAAAGCTCCAGAAAGTCCAAAAGTGTCGCAACCAATTGCAGCTGGATTATCAAACCTAGAGGAATTTTTTGGATGAGCGATGTAATAGATTTTTCCAAGAAGCTAAAGGAAAAAAGAAAGAATGTCATACAAGAAAAGTATGACGCTTATTGCGAGGAAACTGAGGAGATTGTTGAGAGATGGATCAACAGTCTCCTCGATGACTTGATCGATTCTGATATAGCAGACGATAGCGTAGAGTTTTCTAGAGATTTTGTTTTCACCTCTGAAGCTGTTCGCTCTATGATATATCGAAGTCGCGGTGATGTCCACATGTTCCAAGAAATAGCTGACAAAATGTTAGACATTGAATGGTTTAGTGATGAGAGTATTAAAGCAACATGGATGGTTGATGTTGAGAAAGGTATTGAATTGCCATCCTCTGTTGAAGATGCTGCAGATGTAATGTCAAAATATAAAAGAGATGAGGAAGAAGAATAATGAGTGAAAAAATGAAATCTTATTTGTTGTTCATTGGTTTTGGATTATATCTTGTGTTTGTATCTATCACAGTCGCAACAGTTATTGGTGCTGCAGCAGTCGCAGAGTCTCAGAATGTCGTGTCAGAAAAAGAGGTGAAAAAATGAAAACTCGCCTGCATGTAAATCAACATAATGTTAGACATAACAAAAAGAATCCCGAAGATCTTCGACCACCATTAACGGTCAAAGACTACAAACAAAATCGGAAGTGTTATACTGCCGATATAAAACTGCCTGATGGAACTGTGGTTGCTCGGTTGGTGAGTCAACCAAAGAAGCCACTTTCCTGCGGTGCTACTGTCTGGATAGAAACAGATCTGGAAGTAGAAACAAATGAAGAAGTGAGTTAAAAATGATTTTATTAGATTTAAATCAAGTAATGATATCCAACATGATGAAACAGTTGGGTGTAAGTGGACAAAACTTTGAAGAAGGTCTTGTTCGTCATATGGTATTGAATAGCATAAGAGCATATAAAAATAAATTTAGTGCTGAATATGGTGAGTTAGTTATCTGTTGTGATGACAGAAATTACTGGCGAAAAGATGTATTCCCTTATTACAAAGGACATCGCAAGAAAGATCGCGAGAAGTCATCAATCGATTGGGTTATGGTATTTGAATCACTTAATCGTATTCGTGAGGAATTAAAAGAATATTTTCCATATCGTGTTGTTCAGGTAGAGCGTGCTGAAGCTGATGACATTATCGGTGTATTGGCTACTCGCTCTGGCTCTTGGTTAAACAACGAAAGCACTGAACGAATCCTTGTATTGTCTGGCGATAAAGACTTTGGACAACTCCAGAAGTATACTAATGTTGATCAGTATAGTCCAGTCTTGAAGAAGTGGATCCGTGTTCCTGATCCAAGACGCTTCTTGCGTGAGCATATTATGCGTGGAGATCGTGGTGATGGTATACCAAACTTCTTATCTAATGACAGCTGTATAATTACAGGTGAAAGACAAAAGCCAATTCAATCAAAGAAAATAGATGATTGGGTTGACAAAGAGCCTGAGCAGTTCTGTAATGATACAATGCTAAGAAACTATCGAAGAAATGAACAGTTGGTTGATCTAGATCAGATACCAGAAGAGATAGTTAAAAAGATTATTGAAACTTTTGATAATTATGAAGTTCCTCAAAAACGAGGTTTATTAAATTATTTCATAAAATATAAATTAAAAAATCTTGTTGAGCATATTAGCGAGTTTTAATTGCTAATCTACTAAATAGAAGTACATTTTAATTGATTGAGGATTTACTAATGCCATTGAAAAGGTTTCAAACATTCCATGATGTTTTTGTTTTGGTAGAAAAGGCACAAACAAAAAAAGAAAAAGTTGCTATATTGCGAGAGCATTCATGTGCTGCATTAAAAGCAGTTTTAGGATACACATATGATCCAAATGTTAAGTGGATGTTGCCTGCTGGCGTTCCACCATACACACCACTACCAGCTGGTGCAGATCAAGAAGGGCGACTTGTTTCTGAAGTTCGCAAGTTTTATTTGTTTGTAGATGGACCAACTGAAACACAGAAAAATATCTCTTCTGCTCGTAGAGAGAAGTTGTTTATTGAAATGCTAGAAGTTGTTGACCCAAATGATGCTAAAGTTCTTTTGGGTATGAAAGATCGCAGACTTCCATACAGAGGTCTGACAAGGAAGCTGGTTGCGGAAGCATTCCCAACCATATCTAAAAACTGGTGAAAAGAAGATAAGAGTCTACTATGGCTAAGAACATTAAGCGTTATAAACAATACACCGAAGAAAATGAGGATTTTTCTCGTAAAAAGCGTTTGAAAAAAGAATCAAGACACAACTATAAAGTTGAGCTTGAGCATGCGGTTGAGAACGAAGATTGGGATGATTTAGAATATGAAGAAAAAAATAGCATTCGTAATAGGTAATGGACCAAGCCGAAAGGCAATTAATCTAGATGATCTTGTCCATACATCAACAGTGTATGGATGTAATGCTTTATATCGTGAATGGAACAAAGCAGACTTTCTAGTTGCTATTGATGATGGTATGATCAAAGAACTCCAAGATGCAGATCTTGGTGATACACATCTCATCATCCCACCAGAAGATGAGCGTTGGGAGTCTGCTGAATATAATAATCAACGCAGAAGATCAAACGCTGGCATGAATGCTATGCTCGAAGCTATAAGAAACCACTGTAATGTTTTATATTGTTTAGGGTTTGACTTTTTATTGATAGGTGAAAAATCAGTTGATAATGTTTTTAAAGATACTAAAAATTATGGTGCTGAAACAAAGTCAAATGAGGCAGATAATTTCTATAGAGTCGCATACCTAGAATGGTTTGCTAAACAAAACCCTGATGTGCAATTTGTAATGGTAGTTCCTGATGTTCCACGCGAAGAGCTAATGAATGTCAATGGTAAAAATATTTTTGGTATGTCAGTAGATACATTTCTTTCTAAACTAAAAGAGGAATAAAAAATGTCAACTGAACAAATGATATTATACATGATGAGTATATGTGCTTGTTGTTACTTCTCATTCAAAGCAGGTTTTGATTCTGGTGCGAGTGATGGGATTGATACAATACTTTCTCATCTTGAAAAGATTGGGTACATTAAAGTTGATAAAGATGGAAACATTTCTAGACCATCAGATATATAAAAAATGTTTATAGGAATTATATTATGAATAAACTTTCGATAGTGTTTTTATTATTTCTAGCATCATTCGCCACAGCAGGTGATCCAGAAGCAGGCAAAGATCGATCTTCTGCTTGCGGTGGTTGTCATGGTACTTATGGCATTAGTAATAGTCCTTTTTTTCCCAACCTTGCGGGACAGAAAGAAATGTATCTAGTGTCTGCCCTTAAACAGTATCGTGATGGAATACGAAATAACCCTATGATGTCTTTATATGTAAAAGATTTATCAGACGGTGACATCGCGAATATAGCTTCTTATTATTCAAACTTAAAATAGGTATTATATTATGAGTGCGTGGTTGATAGCTGTCACAGGTATGATCTATCTCTATGTCGGAATGGAGCAATGGATCAAATTTTCAAACATTCCAATGTTATTAACATATATCGGCTATGCCTTTGCCAATATAGGTTTATACATGCTTGCGAGTAAATAATAATGTTTTTAACTGGAAATGCTCTGAATCAAAAAAATGATAATAGGTTTTTGGGATGCGACAATAAAGAAAATTATGAAAAGAACTTTAAAGAGAACTGGTGGTCAAGGAGATGGAAAGATGTTGATATATCTTATGTCTTAAACAGTGACGGATATAGGACAAAAGAATTTAATGAAGTTGATTGGGATAATGCTGTTGTCATTTTAGGTGATTCTAATACAATGGGTTTGGGATTGCCGATTGAACAAGTAGTATGTTCAGTACTAGAAAAAGAAATAAATCGACCAGTAGTGAACATTTCTGTTGCTGGTTCATCTAATATGTTTATTACATATAATACGGTAAGGTTGATAGAAAATTTTAAACCATATGCTGTTATTAATATGTGGTCAGCACCGTCAAGAATAATGACATTTAACAATCATATAATTTCTCATTGGGCTTGGAGGTCGCATGGAACTCCAGGTGCACAGCCTTTGTTAGAGTCTTGGAGTTTTAGTGTAAAAAAACTCAAAGCAAAAAGGATATTAACTAAGTCGCCAACTGTATATACATCAGGAGATGCAGCACCAGAGTGGTTAGAAGAACACAATACAACACGCCAGAGTGATGAGTTGAAGAGAGCATGTAGAGTGATGTGTAGAGACATTCGCCATTTAGAGTATGCTCCTAAATTCTGGAACCTTAATGAGTGGGCAACTGAAATTCCTACACCCAACAATGTTTTTGGAACATCAAGAGATTGTCTTCATGCTAATGGTAAGTTTCATAAGAAATGGGCAGAAATAATAAAAGAGGATTTTATTAAAAATGATTGGTTGGATTAAAGAAAAATATCAGTTGTGGAAAGCCAATAGAGAATTCAAAAAAAAGATGCGTGATAAAAAAGATCCGTACACATATGATTAAATGGGGTGTTTCGGCTGGAACACACGATGCTTCTCTTGCTGTTGTTAAAGACAATAATATTCTTTTTGCCAGCAATAGCGAAAGATATAGTGGTGTTAAGAATGATCCAGACTTATGTCAATCTCTGATTAATGATGCGTTAGAGTTTGGTGAACCAGATACAATATACTGGTATGAAAACCCTCACAAAAAAGCGTTGCGTAAACTAATCGCTGGACAATCTAACATTTGGTCATCACCAAAGAAGTATCTGAAGAAATACAATATTAGTGGAAAGATAATAATAGGGAATCATCATGAGAGTCATGCTTTTGCTGGGTTTGCTACTTCTACATTCAACAAGTCTGCTGCTCTTGTTATTGATGCTGTCGGTGAGTTTACAACCACATCTATTAGTTCTTTTTCTAACATATCTGGCAATATAACAAATAAAACTTTATACAAAAAAAGATACCCACATTCATTAGGTTTATTCTATACGGCAATCACTTCGCGTGTTGGGTTGAAACCGAATGAAGATGAATACATTCTTATGGGAATGTCTGCGTATGGCAAACCATTATATGTTAATGAGATGAGAAAACTTTTAGAGTGTGGATATAATTTTCATCAAGGATGTAAGAACCTATTGCCTGATGCAGATCACTTTGATTTGGCAAGCTCTGCTCAGCAGATATATGAAGAAGAATTTATTAAGCTGTTATACAAAACAAAAGAATTAACTGGCGAAGACAATCTTGTAATTATGGGTGGGTGTGCTTTAAATTGTTTAGCCAACAGACACGCAAAAAAACTATTCGACAATGTTTGGATAATGCCCAACCCAAGCGATGCTGGTAGTTCGATTGGAGCTATCGCCTCAAAAGAAAAAAAGATGTTAGAGTGGAATAATCCATATCTCGGAAAGAACATTGATGGAGAATACCCAGTTGACGAAGCTATTGATGAATTGATTAGAAATAAAATTGTCGGTATTGCTAATGGTCGTGCTGAGTTTGGTCCAAGAGCATTAGGAAACAGAAGTCTACTTGCTGATCCGACTGGAAAGGAAATGAAAGAACTTGTGAACAAGATTAAAAAAAGACAAGAGTTTAGACCATTTGCTCCAGTGATACTTCAGTCAGAAGTTCATAATTACTTTCATGTTGATGAAGGATTTGAAAGTCCATATATGCAATATGTTGTGATGGCAAAAGACCCAGAAAAGTTTCCAGCCATAACTCATTATGATGGAACAAGCCGAGTTCAGACAGTCACTAAAGAACAGCATGATGGTTTGTGGAGATTACTCACCAAATATCATGAAAAGACTGGGATTCCTATGTTGCTGAATACTTCACTGAATATCAAAGGATATCCGATTGCCAACACTAAAGTCGATGCGGAGCTATTCGAGGAAGTCTATGGGGTTAAAATCGTATAAAAAACGCACTATTTAGTAAAAATGTGTAAAATTACCGTTTTTTAATTAAAAAAAGTGTTGTCGAAACCTGATTTATGGGGTAGAATTCTCTTGTAAACTAATGAGAGAGAGATAATCCTATGAGTAATTCCACCAACGAAAGTTATATCCGTGCTAGAAGTCTAATGAATGAATTCAAAAAAAGAGTTCGTGATTCACGACCAGATTATTGTGATTCAAATTATGACATTGGTTATCTTTCTTCATTTCTTGAAATGATTATTGCTGAAAATTCTGATCTTGAGCAGAAAGTTGCTGACCATATTGATTGTATTGGTAATAAGTAATAAAATTTAATTCGGAGTTATATTATGGTTACTCGTTATTTTAAAAATATTCCCGCTAATGATAATTTTGATGAGTCTATTGAAATTATGCGTCAACTCGCTGTTGCTGATTATAAGAAGTGGTGTGATCAGCGTGATCGTAGCGAATTCTTAAATGATGAATACTTCTCAGAAAGATTCAAAGAGTTTGATGAGAGTCTTGTTGTGAATACTCGCGGTAAGAAATATGTCAAACTTATTTCTGACAATAGTGTTTGGGGTTTTGTGGTCAAAGAAGATGGCGACAAATTTAAGAAAGGTGATATTTTAAAAGCTGCAAGTTGGAATGCTCCTGCTAAAAACAAAGCTCGTGGTAATATCTTTGAAGAATATGATGTTAATTGGACTGGTCCACTTTATCTATAGGAGAGTTTGATGGTCAGTTATTATACTCCATTGAGAGAATTTATTTTTGGTCAAAGTGATTTTCAAAGAAGGTATCGTGATGATCCTTCTTTCAACTTTGACCGTCATGCTGATTTTCCGTTTGAGAACATTAACCTTAGACAGTCTAAAATCCTTCTTAAAAGTCTTTGGGATTATGATTGGGATAAGCATGGTGAGGCTCATTATATGGACTTCCTCAGTAGTCTTAATTTGAGAGAAGCTGTATCAAATCTAGATGATGCTGAAGCTGAGAAATTTGCGAGAGAGATATTTGATAAGATTGAGAATAAAATCTTTGACATTATCTTTTATCAAGCAACTATAGATGATTCTGAAGGTTTTGGACTACACCCATCAAAAATTTAAGGAGAAAAGATGCCGTATAAAACACACTTTGGTTCTGATTCAACTTCTTATCTTGAAACTGTGTCACACTTTAATATGAGATACAATGATGAGGTGATTGTGTCACATGTTGAGACACTTGATAATAGTGAATCATTAAATTTTAGAACTACTCATTGGCGTATTGTTGTTGGAAATGAAAGCCATTATGCTAATACAATAGATGATGTTCTTGATCTAATTGAGAACTGTTACCATATCTCTCCTGATGATGAGAGTTTATTAAATTTTGGTGAGAGACTGCGCACTGAGAAAAAACGAATTTTTGATGAATTACTTTCGGAGTTACAATAATGGATAAAGTATTACAAGCTAGAATAGATAAAGCTATTCAAGAAAACACTTGCCCTTATACAACTGATGCTGACATTGCATACTTTGAGCGTGAGCAGTATATCAGTGAAACTGCTGATATGTGTATTTGCGGTGAGCCTCTTGAAGAAACTGGTGAACATTATATTCATATGACAAGTGGTTATTAATATGAATAGAGATGAGCTTGTTGAAATCTTTATTATATTAGCACTTTTCACATTGGCTACAAATCTGCCAGTGTGGGATTATTTATTTCACAATGAACTTTATATTTAAGGGATGGATATATGATAGATGGTAAATTACATTTTGGTGATGACTTTGATAACGAATTTGTTAATGTCTCCATGTGGGATCAACTTGGCAAGATATTGGACTCATCATCCGCATCTGAAGTCGTCGACAAGAAACGATTTAGAGCTGTTAATACAGTGATCACTGACGATGGTGTTACCATTACAGTTACTGCTCGGGAAGCACAGAAGATTAAAGATGTCCTTCTCCAACTACGCACACCTGCTCGTGCTCAAGTTATCAAAACTATTCAGATGTCAAATGGCATGAATAACATGTTAAAATTAATTCAAAAGAGTTTGGAGAAATAAATGATTTACGAAATATATGGAAGTGCCTCATGCGGATATTGCACTCAAGCCAAAGCATTACTTGAAGCAAGAGATTTAGAGTTTAAATACTTTGATCTCGCTGATGTGAGTGGTGATAAACAAACTGAGCTCATGAATATTGCTGGTCATCAATTTAGAACTGTGCCACAAATCTTCATTGAGCAACATGATGAAAGGTTTGAGAATGAAAGAGTTCGTAAAAAAACCTATGTTGGTGGATTCACCGAACTGTCAAGGTCTTTAAAAGGCTAGGAGAAATAATGGCTGGTAAAGGTAGCAAACGAAGACCAGAGGATCAATCAAAGATTGATGCAAACTGGGATAATATCTTCGGAAAAAAAGATCCTGTTAAAAAGAATATGGATAAGTTCCATAAACCCTCAACTCATATTGATAAGAAAAAGGAGTCTAAGAAAAATCCTCCCTTCAGAAAAGAATGGTATGAAAGACCATAGTCAACCAACTATTTGCCGCAATTAATTGCGGTTGTTTTGTAGTCTATTTTAAGGCATAATCTACTATATATTATGAACATATTCTTTTTACATAATGAACCAGATATCGCAGCAATACACCATTGCGATAAACATGTGGTGAAGATGATACTTGAGTCCGCTCAGATGTTATCAACGGCACATCGAATGATAGATGGTACAGAGGTGGTTGGTAAAAGTCCAAGTGGAAGGAAGCAAACGCAATACATTCTTTCTAATTCATATATGGACTTTGTCTTATATAAAGCAGTGCATATGAACCATCCGTGTACTGTGTGGACTAGAGAGTCAAGACAGAACTATGAGTGGCACTATGATTTATTTGTTTCATTGTGCGATGAATACACTCACCGTTATGGAAAGGTTCATGAGACTGCTCGTAAATTGCGTGGTATATTAAAAATGCCACCAGAGAATATTGAAGATAAAGGTCTTACACAATTACCACAGTGTATGCCAGAATATTGTAAGGACAGTGATCCCATTGAGGCTTATCGTTCTTATTATATAAACGAGAAAAAAGACTTCGCTAGATGGACAAAGCGTAGTCAACCAAATTGGTTCCATTAATGGAGACAATATTCGCACTTTGGTTACATCTAAGTGTGTTCAATTAAACTAAAACAGGAAAGAAATATGAATAATTTAAAAACTACTTTGATCGCATTAGTTGCTTTATTTGCTGCCTCTACTGCGTCTGCGGGAGCTTATGTTGTTTATGAAAATGATGTAGCGTTTGATAAATTCGATTCTCTTGGATCATTTGACGACACCGTTGGTACACTTCGTCTCGGTACTACTTTATTAGATGGCAAAGCGTATGTAGAATACGGTAAGTTTGGTGATGGTTTGGATTTCAACACTGGCGAATCAGCTGAAGCTGGTTACATCGTTAATGTTGGTGGGTTCCAAATCAAAGGTGTTATTGAAAGCACCAATGTTGATGATTGGTCACACACACTTGAAACTGAAGTAAAATTCAACTTCTAATTTTAAGTTGTAGATAAAGGGGGAGACATTTGTCTCCCTTTTTTTATTATAATGTTGATACACACAATAGTGAAATATTTACTGCGCATAAATACATTTAGAATATGAGTTTATTGGAGTTATTATTATGCCATTATATGATTTTGAAGATAAAGAGACAAAAGAGCAAGTCACTTTATTATTATCCATATCACAGAAAGAAGTCTTTTTAAAAGACAATCCCCAGCTCAAACAAATTATAACACGTGCACCAAGCATGGTGTCAGGTATTAATTTTGACTCTAATCAAGACTCAGGGTGGAAAGATAATCTTTCTCGCATCGCTGAGGCTCATCCCAGTTCTGCACTAGCAGATAAAGTAGGTGGTAGATCAACAAAAACCGCAAAGGTAAACGAAGCTGCAGAAAAGGCAGGCTTTCGTAAGAGTGGTCGATATAACTTTTCAGATCTTGACAACGCTGAAGCAACATTGGCAGAAGCAAAGGCAAGTAAGAAAAAATGATAACATCAACCCACAACCAACAGGAGACTCTATGTCATCCACTTTTGCATACGAAGAAAATATATCAGACTTTGATTATTATGTAAACAAACGGCAAAAGAAGAAGGAGAAAAAAGCTAATCGTGGAACAAGAAACAGACAGCATTCAGGTCTAACACTTCACGATATCCAACCATTAACAGAAACACAGCGAGATGTTTTTACAGCATACAATAGCGGTTACAATGCAGTCTTACATGGCTGTGCTGGGACTGGTAAGACATTCTTATCATGTTATCTGGCTATCCGTGACATCATCCATAAAGTAGACCAAAAACAACAGCTAGTGATAGTGAGGAGTGTAGTCCCTTCTCGTGACATGGGTTTCCTTCCAGGATCCATTCAAGAGAAAACAAAAGTCTACGAAGCACCATACGAAGCAATCTTCAGCGATCTGTTTGGTAGAGGTGACGCATATCAAATCTTAAAACAAAAACAAAAAATAGTATTC